GTGGTACAGGTACGAACCCATCTGGTTCTGCTTGTCCACAGGGTTGCGTTGGCTGGCGCTTGCCAGTTGGGCCATCAGCGACTCAAACTGCGCAGGGCTTCGGCCAGCATCCATCGCCACTTGACGTAGCGGCTCCGTGCCATACCACTCCTTCACGTTGAGGTCTTTGCCCTTGTTGATGAGGGTGTCCACCTTGCCACGGGCCTTGCGGCTGTCGAGCAGGTCTTGCATCCGCTCGTTGTACTTGGGCGCGACACCAGCGGCTCGGGCCTTGTCCACGCCGACCATGCGCGGCAGGTCTTTCTGCTCACGAGGTGTGTACATCCCCTGCTCACGGGGCATGAGGGGTAGCCCAGTCCCGCTGGGCGTGGTCATGGGAGCCTTCTTGGTCTCCAGTATCTTGCTGATTTTGGAGGCTGGCTCTTCCTCAGTGAGTAGCCGCTTGACTACGTTGAGTCCGCCTTTGAGGGTTTTACGATCTGCCATTGTCTACACCGCGTAAGGGTTAACCCGCTCTTTGCGGGCATAAGCATAGTCATCATCGTCGTCATCATACCGAGGCTCAGGGTTGATGTCGAGGAAGTTCATGTCCTTGAGAAGACGTATAGCTTGGGTGGCCGAGTCTACATAGTCATCGTGGGAGGAGTCAGGAAAGGCACATATCTGGGAGAGGAAGCCCTCGCACCAGTCCTTGACGTAGCCCTTGCGCACGCCCGACTCAGGGAGCCAGACGCGGCCAGTGGCGAAGATCGACGCGGTGATCTGGAGCCTCTGCATCTTGTCCGCCTTGCCGGGGTTGTATCCCCTGACAGGCAGGTGGGCCTGACGTAGCTCTTGGATCAGGGAGATGCCCGCAGCCTTGTCCTCCACCAGTATCAGGTCGGGGCGCTTGGCGTCCTTGCCCTCACCGTAGGACACCCGCCACTCGTCCAGCACCTTGGGCTTGAGCAGAGGGAACGTCAGGTGCTCGGCCCAGCAGTCGATGAGCAGCACAGACATCGGGCCGTCCATTGGCTTGAACACACCCCACGTCGTCATGGCCGTCGGGTCGTTGTGCTCCTTGTCCGTGAAGGCGCAGTCATAGCTCTGTACGATGTACTCAAAGCGGGGGAAGGGCTTGTCGGCAGGCCAGAGCTTGAACATATCGCGGGAGACGACCTTGCCGTCCTCCAGATCGACCAGCGTCCCCATCACCTCCTGCTCGTAGAGCTTCGACCCCTTGTACTGCTCCAGTTGGTTCTTGAAGGTGGGCGCGAGGTTGGCTGCGTTCTCGTAGGTCGTGGCGCGGTCGATCACCACGTCGTCACCTTCCCGACCGACTAGGTCGAGGATCAAGTCCTTGGGCCGGGGCGTGGTGGTCACGATCACCCGTGGCGCTTCACCCAGACGCAGGCCGAACATCATCATGTCCCACGCCTCTTGGATGTAGTGGAAGGCGGCAAGCTCGTCGCACCATGCGAAGTGGAACTGTGGGCCACGCAGGCGCTCGTAGCTGTCGGCAGAGATGCCACGGATGGTTGAGCCGTTGACCAGCTTGATCTGGTGATCCTGCTTGTTGTAGTCCACCACCAGTTCCTTAGGGATAACTTGCAACAGTCCGCTCACGCCCTCAAAGCAGGTGAACTTTAGGTCGTTAGCCGTGGGAGCCAGCACCAGCCCACGACTGTTGGGGATCAGCCAGCACCACCACCACAAAGCCTCACTCGCCGAGCGGGTCTTCCCGGCTCCTCGGCCTGCCAGCATCATCCAGACAAGGTATGCCTGCTCAAGCGGCGGCGGTATCTGGTAGCTGTGGGCGCTCGACACCCACTTGGCGTGGGAGATGTAGGCAATGCGGTCGTGGACGGGCAGCGCGTCGAACTCGGCTGCGGTGTCCTCGTCGAGCATTTCAAGCATAAATGTCGCACCGAGAACAGAATTGCAGGGTGTTGGGGTAAAACCCCGCGTTTTTCGACACCATCAGGGGTCTTTCTGTTCTGATTGCGACATCAGCCCACACGTTTCGTCATCTCCATGTTGCGCATAAGCTCAAACAGGCGAGTCGATGTGGCGTCCTCAGTGGCGATGGGCGCTCCACCCTCCACGCCCTCTAGGGCCACGCGGTCGCCGTACTTCTTGGGCTTGAGCTTCATGGCCGTCCACTTGCGGGCTTCGATCCTGTTCTTCTGCCACTGGATGTAGGCGCTGCTCAGGTCAATACTTAGGACTTCCCCAGTATTCTTGTCACGGAACTCATTCACCTCGGGCCGCTCGTCAGCGATTTGGACAATCTCGTCGGCCAAAGTGTCGGCCTGCTCCTCCCGTGCGCGTGCGTATTGCTCCGCAAACGAAGGATGGCGCAACAACCACTCGTAAACCGTAGACTGTGCTGGGAGCACTCCCGTCGTATCTGACCTCAGTATCTCTCTAAGGCTCATTCCCTCTGAGAGCATGATGCAAATGAGGTCTGCGGTCTTTTGGCTGAATGTCGTAGGAGCGCCGATCTTGGCCGATGCTACCTTCCCCTTGGCTTTGGGCTTGGCGGCGCTTGTAGCGGCCTTCTGGCGCGTTTTGGCAGTGGTTTCTGGCATAACCCGTAATCCCCGATGAGTGAATGAATGACGTCAGTGTATTCGATTCGCTTTCGGTTCGCCAGTGTAGGTTGCCAGCGCAGGGAGCCTCAGTAGAGATGGTCTTGACAGAAAGCAGCCCTGTCCGATTACTGTGCGCCAGCACGGCTGGGGACTGGTGGGCATTCCTGTATGGGCGGGCCATTGGTATGTACCCGCTTGAGCATCCCTGACTAGCCAATCCCCATGCGTGATGGCTCCGCTTGCGCGGAAACCGATTCGCTTTCAACTCGCTTTCATTTGGGTTTCGATTCGCTACACAACGATTCAACTCGGGCTTCTGGCCTCTGTTGGGCGCATTCCTCAGCAGTCAAGCTGAAGTCTGGAACCCATGACATAAGCACGATGAGCGCTACGAAGATTATCCCACAGAGCACGTCGTCAAGCAACTGATTTTTCATCATCTACTCCTAAGTCTCCACCGAAATCAATACCGCACTTCTCGCAAGTAAAGTACCACAGGACAGTCACGTCGTCAAAGGCGTGTCGCCCCATCTCATCGCAGTCGTGGCCGCACTTGGGGCACTCGTGATCTTCTCTCATATCAGCCCCCAATCCCAATTTGATAGGTCTGCTGAAGGTAGTGGTTCTGGCGCTGCACCTGCATCCACTCTACACGACGGGCCTCTGCGTCTGCGGCCTCACGGCGTTGTTGGGCTTCCCACTCGGCTGCGCCCTTCTCCACCAAGCGCTGGATGTCTTGGTTCACTAACTGGTTGAATTCTGCTTGAGTCATTTCGGTTTCCTTTCGATTTCGATTCGCTTTTGATTCGGTTATTAAGGGCCGAAGCCCCCGTAATTGATTAGTTCTGCGAGAAGTCGTATTCGAGGCGCTCGGAGAAAGATGAGGTGTCCATGTTTTCGTTCATCTCTTCTTTAATCCAACGCGCCACCCACTGCTGGGCGGTAAGGCCGTTATGGCCCGACTGTTCGCTTTTGTTTGCGTCGTCCGCTATTTCGTTGGCCTCAACTTGGGTCAAGTTGATGTCGTGCCGCTTGTAAATTTGCTGAGTTTCGGTTGCTGTGATCATTTTGCTTTTCCTTCTGTGTTACCTGCGATGTTGCAGTAGTGACATTGTAACCTCAAGATAAACTAGCAGAAACCAGTTTCTGCTAATTATTTTGTAGGTGTTTACCCTAGCACTTGGCCCAGTACCCATAGACGCACCTGCGGGAGACATGGCTCGTACCGTCCGCGTTCACCGCGTAGGTCTCTCGCTGGGGGTTCCATGTGTCGTTGACAACGCCATCAATCACGGCGGTGTAGTGCTTGCTGACCGACACCACCAAGTTGCCCATCGGCAGTTCTCCATCATGCAGGTGAACCTTGCACCCAGTGCCGATACCCATCGTAGGCGTCCACACAAAACCAATCGAGGCCATGTAGTCCTTGAACCACTTGCGCGTCACGCTGATGCCACTACGGGCGGATGCGGAGCGCTTGCCACGCTTGCCTGCTGTCTGGCTCCCCGTGCCTTTGGCAAGGGCCGCATAGACCTCTGCGTATGGCAGGCCAGAGGCGATTGCAATTGAACGAGCCACGCAGTCACCTGCTGTGCCTTTGTAGCCTGCGGCCTCTCGTCCTCCATCGTTATACTGATATTCCATTTCGCTTTCCTTCTCTGTTACCCGTCTTTGCGTTATTGCTGACGGTACGTTATTCTAACTCCAAGTTAAACGACAAAACCACCCGGACTCAAAAATAATTACACAAAAAGTTGCGAAATTCAAGACTTGTCCTCCATCTTCAAGTGAGACAGCAACTGCACCAGCACCATTGCGTCGTGGCTGTTGGCCTTGGTGATGTAGTTCTCGACCTCATGGAGAACGTACTCAAAGCCACTGTTGAACCCTCGGATGTACTCGGACATCACCGCCTCCGCTGGTGGCTTGCACGCCTTGTGCTGGCTGGTGAAGTGATCCATCGCTTCGATCATGGTGTCGATGGGCACGGGCATGATGGGAGGGCTGTCCTCCTCCCCGCACATCTCGCACTTGAACTTCCCAGTCTTCGTGTCAATGACAACGTGGTCTGCGTCTTCAATCATAAAATTCTCCCGGTGTAGTCGCAAGCAATTTTCTTAGCCAGTTGAATGGCTCGGTCGGTTTTGTTGAGCTTGAACGCATCGAACATCTCCGTTATGTCGTCACCACTCCCGTCGGGGATGTTGAATTTGCGCGTTCTCAACTCATGCAGCAGGTCGTCGGTCTCAATGTCGTCCAAAACAATTTCAACATTGGTGTGAACGCTGACGTAAGCCACAACGGAGACGGTGCGGCTCATGTCTATGCCCCTTGGCGGGCCTCTTGGCGACCGCGTTCGACCAAGTAGCGGGCATCCGCCCTATCCTCTATCGCTTCGGCCTCCAGCAAGGTTCTGATGGCCTGCGCGGCTGCTTGCCCAGCCTCTGGGGACTTGGCCTTCTCGTACCTGTAGCCGAGGTTGACGTACTGTGATTCTGTGTTTTTCATGTTGCCCTCTTACCAGTTTGCGTATTTTTTGAATGCCTTGGTGTACTCGGCGCGATTTTTGAACGGCCCATGCTTCATGCAATAGGACAGAAACTCTTTGCTCATAAAGTAGCCTTGCGCCCGCTCGTCGCCTGACTTACCCAACTGCGAGTAAGTCTCGCCCTCGTAGTAATCACGCAGGACAAACTTGACCTTGGGCCACATATATTCCCCGTCGTCAAACTCAACCACGTTTCGGCCACCAACACGCCCGTAGCCGTCGTAGAACCCCTCAAACTTACGACCGTCAGGCATGAGGGCCACGACGTTGTTGAGATGAGGTATGCCAAGCGCTGCAACG